CACTTTGAGAAACAGCATACTGTGGATATACAGAAGTGTCATTAATTGTTACAATCGCGCCCTGTTCTTGTGTATTGCTTGGGTTGAGATATGCTAACAATTCTACATTATTAGGATCAGCATGATAATCACTATAAGTAGCAGGACCCGTCAAGAAAACCCTGAACGTTTGACCACCACCGCTATCGGTAATAAAATCTTTTCTAGGATAAACATCAAAAGAAGCGGTGTTTCCTGATACTGTAATTGTTTGTCGTTGATTGAAACCGAAAACATTTGTTTGTGCCGCGTCCCAATCACCATATCCATTATTATACCCAATCCCACCAACACCAAAACCAGTTTGATCTGTACCAGGATCAGCAGTTAATGCGGCATCAAGACTTAAAGATGAACCAGTAGCAGTAGTTGCGTCTGCTAAGTAGTAATTTATATCACCATCAGGTAAATTGGTTCCGTTTATAGTAATAGTTTGAGCAGTTCCTGTTTCGTTAACTGAACTAGTCTGGACAATGTAATGAACATCAGCAATATTATATTCAACATTAAAAATTAATTTTCTGTAAGGCGCATTGCACCAATCTCTAATAATGATATTGTATTGTTCTAAACCTTCAGCATTTAAGAAAAAGTCGTTTGCAATAGTAAAATTAAAACTCCCAGATGTCGGAGTATCATAAACTTTACCTGGCACATTTCCGGGACCTGAATTTACAGGGTCTGCTATCGGTAATTCTGTTTGAACACCTACCTCTAAATCTTGCCACCCACCTAGTACTTCAAATTCTGTCAAAGCAGGAAGATCCTGTGTGATAGGATTCGACAAAGTTATTTGGTTAGTTGGTGCACCAATTACATTGATAATAGTCGATCCTCTATAAATTCCTAAACCAGTAATATCATATCCAATCCAATCAGCACTGACACTGTTTAGAGTAAGCGTAATATCGCCTTCGGTTGCTGGATTCCCTGCTTGTATACTAGGAGTTGCAGTGACTAATTGAGGAGGAATTGTCACAAAATCAGAATCAACTGTCGTTACGTGTTCTAAATACCATTTATAAGTTCCAGGATAAAGATATGTTTGTTCTGGTGCTCCTAGACCATTTAAAGAAGTTCCTGCTCCCACTACATAATTAACTGTAAGACCTTCGGGAACTGGTTCGTATGAAGGAATTAAAGTAATTACCGGAGAATTTAGCGAAGTTGTTTCACCAGAACTCTGAGAAGTTAGATTTAGATCCGCATTACTTTCGAGTAACACCTCTCCACCCAAATACATACCAGCAGGATGAACAAATAGTTTGAATAAATTTTTCCATTGATTTACAGGTATACCAGCACGAACAAGTATAGCAAATGTTTGGTATAACTTATCGTTGGTAAGAAATCTTAAAGAAGATGGACCAATTTTAGATATCAAAGATAACGGATTGTTATCGTCTGCTATAAGAAAAATGTTTTCTTTTGTGTAAATAACTTCTGGATCGATATCAAAAAAAGATCTGAAAAACCATTCGATAGAGTACTTAGAACCTTTTGCTCTAAACAACACACTTGAAAAATTAGCAGCAGCACGTTTGTCTCCTGACCCTTCAAAATAACTTCCGCCTAACAGCAATTCGTCTTCTATGAAATTTAAAAGTGTGATATCAGTCTCTGTAATATCACGAGCAAGGAAAAGATGGTTTAATAATTCTGTTGCATCATATTGATTTTGCCACTCGTAATATTTTTCGAGCAAAGTAATAAATTTTGGATAAGACGAGGCAAAATGTTCAGGTAGAACATTTTCGATATGAACGTCCCGTAAATTTAATTTACGTCTTCTCTTGTCTATGAAGTTATCGTGTGCCATAATTCTTATTTATGCCGTTGGAAATGCTTGTGTTGGAACAGCGAAGTTAGAAGTATATCGTGCGACACCTTTTGTGATTCTAAAATCTTCAATGAATCCTCCCCAGGCAATGCCTGACGCATTACGTGTTGCATCCATTATTTGTAAAAAGTTTGAACTATAGTCTTGAGTATCGTTCGTTTCAGTACGTCCCAGAACACCGTTGACAAAAATTCTTAGGTCAGTGCCTTCTCGTGTTACTGCTACGTGATTCCATGCGTTAAGATTTAAGGGAGTTCCAGAAGTATCAAAATTACTAAATCCTCTAACCACTCTTACTTCGTGAGTAACTGCGATTTGTTCTAACCCTAAACCGTCATTCACCCCGTTAGTTGAATGGGTGGTTGCCATCTCGTAGTTACCTGACTGTAACGTGTAAAACCACCCTTCCATGGTGAAATCACCAGCACCTAATACTCCGCCTGTGCCTGTGAACGTACTTTCAATTCTGCCACTAGTGCCATTTCCTTCCATTGACTTTGCTTGGAATAATGTAGTCAATCCCGCTTCCACATGGACACCATTAACTGTGACTAGTGAATTATTAAAAGTAGAAGCATCACTTGCGTATGTTGTAGGACTACTCTCACCATCAACTGCATTAACTAAGAATACTACGTTAGCAAAGTTGGGATCTATATTACTAGTGTCTGTAACCGTGATCGTAACTTCGCCCACTTCTGCTGAGTTCTCTGCACCATCTGGTATTGCTCGATATCTCCAAACCACGGTGCCACTGAATGGTGCCGCAAGCGCATCGATAAGTGTAACCGTACCTTGCCCAGAAGGTGGTTGATCTTCCACAACGTGGGTGATGTCACCAGTAGTTTCGAACAGATCGTTACTAGAAACATTCATAGTAATTGTTTCACTGCCAGAGTAATCTAACGAGAAGGTGTCATCAATTGCATCATCCACACCAGCATTAGAAGGTCCATTAACGGTAATGCTAATTTGTTCTACAACATTTTGACCAACATCAACACCAATGACAAAACTATCAGGTCCATAAGCATCTGGGTTAGGTGTGTAGATCCATGTACCGTCTGAGTCAACCGCCGCAGTACCAAACTCCGGAGAAGTAGTTATTTCATAACCCTGTATGTCATTTAGTGTATTCACTAATGATAAGGTGTTAGTTGCAGTTTGTCCTGAATCTTCTAGTATGTTACCAGGAAGACTAGCACTGTCTCCTGAAAGAATATTGGATTCGACTTTACAGAATGCAAGCAAACCGCCTGTATCGAAATCGAGAAAATTAGTTTCTACTGTTCTAATAATAGCAGAAGCAGATTCAACAACCTTATACATATTAATCTTCATTTCAAAATCTAGTGTGTAGATGATAGTTCTACGGGTTTCGATTGCTCCCTCGTAGTCATCCTGCATAACCACACCGTCTAATCTTATAGGAGTATCTTCTGTGACATCATATCCTTCTAGTGGTTTAACAGATACTGTATATTGAGGTGTGAAAAAAGGTATAATTTGTTCGACAACTTGAAGCGCATCATCTTGACTTCTTGCATATACGTTTAATTGAAATTGTAAATTGTACGGAACGGGGTTATACATCCTTCTTGCTCGCCCACTATCAGTAGTGTCGGCAATAGTTCGTTTTCCCACCTTAGACAATTGCCGTTGAGCATCATATTGAATAGCAAGAATTTCAAATGACATTCTTGGTAACTTAATAGCAATTTGTCTTTCTTGTTCTTCACCCACTTCCATCCCTGCGATTCTGTCAATAAAATCACGGCGAGGTGCATAAGACAAAGGAACCTTGGTTTGGTTAATAATTTCACCCGCAGAATTATGTCTAACAACATAAATGTTATTAAACAACGAACCGAAAACAGCAACAGACTTTCGAATTCTTTCGTGATAAAACCAATTAGTTAACATTAAGGATCTCCAAACGGATTAGACTCAGAGAAATCTAAAATTCCGTCTGCAACAGTTTCGAATATATCATTCTGATTTTGATTCATTTCTTTTTCACTTACAATCGTAGGTATTCCGACAGCATTACTTTCTAGTCCTATCACACTATCTACTGTATTAAATGAATGAAACAAACCATCCGAAGTACTTATATTAGTTATACTTAATATTCTAGCAGATGAAACGGATGCATCATATTCTACAACATCAGCATATATGTAAATTTGAGAATCCCCTTCCCCTTGAATCTGTCTAACCCTTTCGCCAACTTCAAACGCACCATTCTCTCCAAAAAATTCTGTTGTAAAAACTTCTGTAAAAGTCATTTGATATTGATGACCAAATATTTCTACGTTATCAATTTCTGCAATATTAGTATCAAAATTTTCTCCGCTAAATTCAAACAACTCACAAGACAATCTGAATACGGGTAAATTTTTCAATTGATAGAAAGGAGTTTCATCAAAAGTTTTTTGAATTTCAAATATAGAACCGGACAAAGGTAAAAATATTAGATCACCTTCCCTCGGTCTAAAAAAATTATTAGTGTCCTGCTCATGTTCGTATGGCGCTACTTGTTGTAACCATCTACGCCGAGAAACCACAAAGGTTGCTTGGTCACGAATCTCTACACCAAATTTCGTGAACAAGTCACCCTCGCCATCGAACCCTTCTACATTCTCAATGTACATTTCTATTTTATATGCATCATCAAAAACAGCAGAGGTTTCATCGCCAAAGATAGTGTCTTGATTTACAGAGTCACGAGGCAGGTAATAAACATCCTGCCCATACATTTTTAAAGACTCGACTATCAAGTCTTCGTATAAGACCTGCTCTGATCTGGCACCTTGTGAAAAATACTTATTAGTTGCCATTTATTAACCTACGAAGAAATCTGGCGGTAACTCTTGCTCGATTCTTAACTTCTCTTCTAACTTTTCTAATTCA